GGACAAACATCTTGGAACCGTTGGGCGCATCCGTCTTGATGAACCAAGCGTTGGTGTCCGTGAAGCGGTGGTTGATGTAATAACCATCCGGCAGCATGCCCATACCCTTCAGGGCATTGATGTCGTTGTCCGTGGTGCCAACGCGACCCGGCGACTTCAGCAGCCTTTCCGCAACGAACTGAAGCTGCGGCGGGATGTGGAGGCTGACGCCCTTCGTCCCGATGAGAATGCCACGATCATCCTTGAAGAGGCTGATGTTGATGAGGGCATTCTCCAGCGCAGTTTCCGACAGGTCAACAGCAACCGTGTTGCTGAAGTTGCCCGCCCCAATCGTGGGGTGCGACGCCGAGAAGAGGGCCACCGCATCGCCGCCGGGGAAGTTGGCGTTGAAGCCGTTGTTGTAGACGTTCGCAGCCTTGACCTGCTTGGTGTTGGCCATGGCCCGAGCCAACGCCTTGGCCCGCACACGCGCGAAGGTATCATAGAGGTTATCCTCCATGGCCTCCTCGGTGATGCTGAAGGCAAGAGCGATGGTCTCCATGGTATAGCGGGAGGTCCAGGCTTCCTGCGCGTTGTCGTACTCGACGGCGCTGCCCTCTTCCTTCGTGGGGGCCGTGCCGAAGCCCGTGAAGAGAACTTCCTCTTCAAAGGCCCTCTCGGAATTCTCCACCTCAAAGAGGGGGAGATGCTCATCGTCAACACTCCCGTACTCAACGCCGAAAACAGCGTTGAGACCCGGGAGAAGCTGCTTGGCAATATTTGCCCTAGTGATAGCTGCCATGTGTCAAACTCCTCAGAAGGCGGAAACCTGCGTATCCCGATGCTGAACCCACCGGACCTCAACGATGGGAAACGCATCGTTCCACGAATTGTCCGGGGTATCGTAGAGGCCAATGAGGCGAACCAGCTTGGAAGCCGTGGTGCGCGTCGAAGCCTTCAAGACGGCCTGCGACTTGCCAAACGTCGTGTTGACCGAGGCAATCGCAGACAACTCAAAGTTCATCCCCATGTCACCAACGGTGACGCTGGCATCCGCCTGGATGATGAAGGTAGCCATCGCATCATCCACCACGTAGGCGTAGATGTTGCTGTCCGCAGACGACGTACCCGCCGGGAGATAGTTGCTCCAGGTGGGACGCTTCGTCACCGGGTCCACCCACTTGAAGCCCTTGGCAACGCCGAGGGTAAAATCCGCAGCGGCCGTGCAAGCCTGAATCTGGCCGCCGGGAATCATCTTGATGGGATCGCCGTCCCCGATGTCGCTGGGACCAGCGGAAGCCCCGACACGATACGTCGTAAGGGCACCCGTATTCGGGGCACCACCACGGATCCTGACGGGCTGTAGGCCAAAGGGCCGCTTTGTCGTTGCCATGTTAGTCTCCTATACCAGCGGCCCTTTTCTGTTAGTCCAGGGTAGGGGTGCGGCCGGAATACACCTTGCTACTGCTGCCTCGATTCGAAATCGGCATCGCCTGATTCAGCCTCCGGTTTTCCTGAAGCTGCCGGTTGATGGCGTCCGTAAGGGACTGCGTCTTCTCTGCCATCTGCCGGGTCCGCGACTCCGAAATATCCAAGGGGAGCTTTGCCAGGGCAAGATCCCCAATCACGATGATGTTGCCGTGGGATCCGTAGTCCATCGCGGGGGCACCGACCCACTCGGGGGCCTCATCCTTCCGCACAAACTCGTATCCCTCGCGCATCTTCGTCATGACGTTCACCGGGTCGGGCTTTCCTTCCAAAAGGATTCGGATCCATCGGGTCCCAAATCCTTCAGACTTCAGCCGCCGAACCAGCGACTCCGGAACCTCCAACTCGTTGGGTTCCTTCCACTCCCGCTTCCGGGCTTCGTCTTCACGACTACGATGCATACTCATCACTTCCTCCCGCGCTTGATATCAATGTTGACGTATCCATCCCCGGCATTCTGGATGGCCTCTGCATACTTGGCTGTATCTTCCAAGGTGGCCCCCAACTTTTGGGAAGCCTTCACAGTGGCCTCGTCGAGGCGGATCCGCCGATTGGGGCTGCGCGACTGCCCCACAACAACGGGTACTGTCTCCTCTGCCCCCCGGATCTTGGAAGCCATGCGGGGCATTTCTGCCACCAGCCGCTTCTCAACTTCCTGGTAGAATTCCTGGGAGGCCGGGTCGAAACCTTCCTCCACAAGATCATCGGAGATAGACACGGCAAGCGAGGTGGCCGCCTTGTCCGCTTTGGGACCTCTGCCAAACCACGGATTGGAATCCATCCAATCTTTGGTGGCGGGGGCAATCTGCGGAGCCTTGGGTTGGGGTTGCGGCTGCGGCTGCTGGGGAGGCTGCTGATTGTTCCTCTCCCAAACCTCCAAAGCCTTCAACTCCAGCCGAGTCTCGATCATGTCATTCTGCGCCGCCACCAACGTTTCTTTGTCGGCGGCATCATACGCAGACTGCCACTTGGACTCGGCAACCTTCAGCTTTTCCTGCAGACTAGACTTGTAGACTGCGTTGGCTGAAGACTCGGTACCCCGGATCTTTTCTGCAGCTTCCCTTCGGGCTGCCTCAAGTTCCTGCCGTAGACGCTGAGTTTCAGCTTCCAGATCCTTCGTCTTGCCCACAAGCTGTTTGATTCGCTTCTGGGCCCGTGGACCGGCTTCTGATCCCTCAGGCTTCTCCTGCGGAGTTTCCACTGGCGTGGTTTCCGTAGGAGCCTCTTGGGTGGGTAGTTCCACCCACTTTTCATCTTCATTCACAGTTGCGATCCTGCGTTACGCATTACCCAGAATATTGGATTTGAGCAATATTGTCAATACTACTCATTGATGCGGGCGGGATCCTGGATAACCGCCAGCACTTCGTCGTCATTGATGAGGAGGAATTTGACCCCACCATAGGAAAACTTGGCCCCGCTGTAACGGGGATACAAGATGTAATCCCCCACAGCACACCAGGGAGGACCCATCTCTTCCTTGCCATAAGCAAGGGGTCCCATCGCCTTCACCTGCCCAACACTGCGAATCAGGTCCATCGTCTCGATGGTGGCGTCGGGAATGATGATGCCGCCCTTAGTCTTGGGGGCATTGGGGATGGGCCTCACAAGGATACGCCATCCCATCACTTCAGGAAGGTCTGCCGGATCCGGAATTTGGGGATCCGTCCACCAAGTTACGTTGCCGCTACTCTTCGGCGTCGGAAGCTGCATCTACTAACTCCTCAAAGAGGGAAAGTGCCTGCAGCATACCAGCCATGTATCCTACGTGCCACATATATTTGTCGTAGGATTCAGCGGATCCAGACGCGAGGTCCATAGCAACCGCGCGCCTGCGATCCTCCACTACCTTCTGGAAGTGCTTCAGCACTTGCCACCCTTCATCATCTTCTTCACCTTCCCGCCCTTCTTGAAGGTGCCAGCGTCATCACCCCGCAGGGTGGCCCGCTTGGCCCGGGCGGAAAACTTCTCGGTGGCAAGCTTGCTGGGGTCACCGAAACCCTTAGACTTCTTCATCATGGTAGATTCCTCTCAGTAATACTTTGCAGGGCGGAGTCCCTTGGACTCACAGCCACCACCCTTGACACTGCCGCCCTTGGCGTACTGCGGGGGAGTCTCGTAAACACGCGGAGTGACACTCTGCCTATCAGGATTGTTGGTGTCACTGCGGGCAGCGGCGCGCTTGCGCTTCCGGGCTTCCTCGGCCCTCTTGCGGGCATTCTCCTCGGCCCGCTTCTGCATTTCCGCTTCCAGGGCAGCAGCAGCATCCACCTCGCCCCCCTCAGCGTAGGCGGGACCTTTGGCCCGCATGGCGGATTTCAGGAAACCACTGCGCTTGTCAGCCATGTTGAACTCCTTCGCAACCTTTGGGGGGACGCCAACCTTCTTGGCAAAAACTGGATCGTGGGCAGCGCCAGCCATCATGCGGGCTTGGCTGAAAGACTTACTGGGCACCAGACTTCCTCCCAATGGCTGAGACAGCAGCAGCGGCGGCCTTCCTTACAGAATCCGCGTCCTTCTGCTTGATACGAAGTCCTTCCACGTAGCCCTTCTGATCCTGGGCCTGTTCCCGCAAATTCAACTCGCGGTTGCGGATGGCAAGCTGGGCTGCGTTGTTCAGCATCTTGTCTTCGTGTTCCTTCGCCCGCATCTGCAACTCGGCCATGCCAAGCTGCATGGTGGGATCCTGGGGGGCCTGCTGCTGCATCGCCTGCTGCAGATGCTGCTGCGCCACCTGCTGGATTGCGGCAGCCTCGGCAGCCTCCCCATTGGCCCCCATCGCCATGGCGGCCTGGGCAAACTGCATCAGCATGTGTTCCCTAATGTTGGCCTGGATCATGGGGGCGATGGCAGCAAACATGGGGGAAGACCCCGCCATGGGATCCTGGAGGAAGGCAGTCTTGGCCATGATGTGGGCTTGGTGATCCTGACCAGGGAAAGCCTTGATGGGCTTGCCCTCAGAAGCTGCCATCAAATCCCCAAGTGGGCTAAGCTGCTGGGCTTCCTGCTTCGGAGGAAGAATCTTCTCGATACCCTCCACCTCCATCGCCATGTAGACGCGGCGGTAGATTTCCCGCATGTCATGCATCTGCGGGGCCTGATTGGCCATCTGCAGGATGGTGGTGGCGCGGGTAAGGCGGTGGGCGTTGGAGGGGGTATTGGGATCGCTGCTGGGAATGATATCGACATCCGCCATGATGTCCATGCGGAAGATGTCTGGCGGCATACCCCCAATCGGGTAGGGGTAGCGGATCATGTAGTCGCGGTCCAGCCTCCGCAGGATCTTGAATTCCTGCTTTTGGGCCGCGTGAATCCGCTTGTGGGTGGCGGAAAAAAATTTGGTGGAAGCTTCCAACAGGGCCAGCGTGGTACCCACGGGGCCGTAGTTGGTGGAATCTGCGATGACTTGTTCCGTGGTATCCGCAAACTTCTGGCCAGCAGCCACAACCTTGTCGTGGAGGGCCAATAGAGTTTGGGATGGCTCCTTGTAGGGGAGGGGGAAAATTGCCTTGGAGATATCTTGGATGGTGGCATCGACATCGCGCCACTCGCCAGCCCCGATGGGATCGTTACCGCCGACAACCCGCATCGACTTCAGCTTGAAGCCGCCCTGCAGATTGGCAAACATACCGGCGTCCACCAAAGCCCGCATCGTAAGGGTGGCTGTCTTGGATAGGCTGCCGATAAGATGGATGAGTCCCAACCCGTAGAAGCCCATCGTGGGGACATATCGGTAGTGGACGAACCACTCCAATTTCTTGCGCTTGGGATCCCGCTGATTCCAGTTGCGGCGGATGCTGAGGACTTTGCGGCTGGTGGAATCCACAGTGACTACGTAGGGGAGGGGGCCATCCTTGGTCTCCTCCAACTCGTCAAACTGGAAGTAACCGTGGTACTCGTAGAGGACATGCGCCTTGAAGTCTGCGGGTTGGGCCACGCCCTGCAACTCGTCAACCTTAGCGGCGATGACACTCAACTCCACCAAACCCGGCGTCCCCAAAATGATTTCCCGATAGACTCCGGCAGCGATGTCGGCCTTTAGATCTTCTGCACTGCGGTGGATGATGTGG